AGCGGCTTGCCAAGCCGGTCGCGCAGCGCCTGAAGCTTGTCGAGCGCTTCTTCGTTGATCCGCAGAGAGCCACTGCCTCGGCAGGCGATCTCGGCGGGGGAGAAATTCTTCCAGCGCCACGCGCGCTCGGGCACATCGCGCCAGTGGTTGAAGTAGCTCGTCGTCATGCTTGTTCTCCGGGCACAAAAAAGCCCGCCCCTCAGCGAGGGCGGGCGGTGGTCTGACAGGTCGGGTGGATGGGTTAAGGTGACGGTCCGAACAGCTTCAGCTTGATGGCGATGCCGGCCATCAGGGCGAGCAGGATACCGGTGGTGATCAGCCGCACGGTCGTCTGGACGGCCGTGCGCTTGGCGAGCCTGAGGCTGCCCAGCAGGGAACGGAGGTCTCGGATGTCGATGGCGGCATCGTCGCCGTCGAGCCCCACATCCTCCAGCGCCTTGCGGGCGCCGCGCTCCGCCGCGAGTTCCAGCAACTGCTCGAACTCGGCTTCGGGCATGACGATGTGGCCGTCGCCGACGGTCGGACGGTTCATTGGTTCTTCCTCTCGTCGATGGCTACGCGGCCAGATCGGCCTCATGGACGCGGGCGTCCTCGCCCACGGCGGTGATCTCGACCTGTTCCCCGCGCGGGCGGATCGAGATGACCCGAGCGCGCAGGCTCCAGGCCTCGCCGACACCGAAGGCAAAATGCGTCCGCTCTTCGGACGCGCCGGTGTAGGGCGTGAAATCGAGATCCTCGGCGAGGACGACACGCCGATCGTCGGCGCCCGGACCGACCGGCCAGGGGCCGCTCACCGTCCCGTCGCGCCGGCGCAGCGCGATGTAATGCGTCTCACCGTCGGTCCATTCCAGTGGCTCGGAGAGCGCAAGCGTGCGGGTCTTGGGGTCCCAGGAGACGACCTCACCACCCTGGCCCCAGCGGGGCATGTCGTGGGCGACGGCGATGAGATCGCCATAGGTCGGGATCAGCCCTTCCAGCTCGGTGCGGAAGCTCACCATGCGGCGGCGATAGCGGTTGGCCGCCGCCATGTAGAGACCTTCCCGGAGTGCCTGCGCCTCGTCGGTGCAGCCGAACAGCTCGACCTTGGCCGGCTGATCGGCGGCGCTGTCGGCCAGGCTCGCCGTCACCTCGTCGGGCGCCCAGATGCGCGCCGAGAAATACTCGACCGTGACCGCGTCCGCGGTGTCCTCGCCCGGCATCAGGTATTGGACCTTGAGGCTGCCCTTGACGATGTTGCGGGGGCCGAAGAGCGCCACGGGCAAGGTCCGCGCTTCGTCCCGGACCAGCCGCAGGATGCCGCCCTGCAGGAACGGCACCGCCCGGCCGACGCGGGCGATGCGGGTGAGCGCTTCCCAGACCGTGACACCCTGATCGAACACGGCATCGAAGCGGTCGCCCCGGCCCTGCCACAGCCCGTCCAGCGCATGGAGCGCCGCCAGGTCGATGCGGGCGTCCGGCAGATCGGCGCCATAATGGGCGCGGGCGGCATCGGCGAAGGCCCAGGCGATCGACCGCGTCGGCTGTGGCGACGACCAGCCGGCGACCGGATCCCATATCGGGAGCCTGCGGGTCAGGATGCAGTTCACCAGGCGCGACGAGCGCTGCGACAGGTTGTCGGTCGCGCGCATGCGCACCGCAAGCAGAGTGACGTCCCCGAACACGCGCTCGCCTGAGAGGAACGCCTTCAGCCCCTGCCAGCGGATCTCGTGTCCGGCGCGGGCGTCGGTATCCTTGGCGTCGGTCCGCCTGAGACGAACCTCGTAGCGGCCGCTCGCGACTGGATAGCGGTCGCTTCGCCGCTGGGGGGTGTTCGTGGCGGCGGTGACGCTTTCCGCCCCCAGCTGCACCCAGCCGCCGAGGGCGACGCCATCCTCGTCGATCGCGCGCGCCTCCACCTCCCAGTCGATGGTGCGCGGATCGAGCCCGCCCGATGTGTTGGCGTAGTAGAGGCCGCGCGGCATCACCAGGTCGATGCCGATCTCCTCCGCGGCGGTGCCGGCGGGATTGGCGGCGAAGGGGCCGATCCAGCCGTCGTCGCCGGCCTCCAGCTCGTTGGTGCCCTTGAGCTCCTGACCCGCGACTTCCGCGGCGGTGGTCACATCGGCTTCGAACAGCGTGACCGGATCGCCGGGTGCGACGATCTCGTAGGTCACCTCCTCGAAGGAGCTTATCGGCGTATCTTCGATGCGGACCTGCTCGAGGTCGTACTCGCCCTGACCGATACAGTGGAGCTGATGCAGGTACTGCTCGTTGTCGGCGTACTCCGTCCAGGGCGTCGCGGCGAGGTCGGGATAGACCAGGTGACGCCCGTAGATGACGGGGATCGGCTGACCGAGGCGGGCCTGATTGCCCTGGGACTGCAAGGCATAGGTCGGGCTCGGTGCGGGCGTACTGCCGAAGGAGCCGCCGAAGCTCGGCGCAGGCGGTTTGGGCGGCGGGACCAGCACGTTCACCAGCGTGGCGCCGGCGAGCCCGACGGCTGCGGTGATCAGGGAGGTGCCGATGGTGGACGTGATGCCGATCGCACCGGCGATGGCGCCGCCGATCGCGGGCGCCGCCACCATGACGGCGATCATGAGCACGGTGCGCAGCGGGTTCTTGCCGCCGCCCCCTCCGCCTCCGCCGCCCTGGGGCAAGGAGACGAAGATCACCACGTCGGATGCGCCGATCTCCAGAACCGGCCAGTCCGCGCGCAACACGGGCTCGCCATTGCGCAGACAGATCGTCGGACGCTCGAACTCCTCGATCCCGCGCGCATCGAGCCAGGCGCGGATGGTCGTACCGGCGGCGACCGGCAGCACCTCGCGGCCCCGCTCCGGGCAGAACGGGTTGCGCAGCATGATGACGACTGCGGTCACGGACTTTCTCCGGTGAAGCGATAGAAGCCCTCGATCCGCCATCCCTGGAGGTCGAGGTCGCGGGGATTCTGGAACGCCACACCGATCCCACGGGCTGCATGCAGGACGCCGCCGCCATCGACATCGAGCCACAAGCCCACATGGACGGGGTGCCGGGACTGGCGCATCAGGACCGCGTCGCCCTCGCGGGGCTCGGCCACGAGGCACCAACGCCTGCGCTCCGGATGATCCCGGAAGGCATCGAGCACCCGGCGCAGGTCGGCCGCATCGACCGGGATCTCGGGCACCTCGATGCCGAAGCGTTCGCGCCAGCAGAACCGGACCAGGCCCCAGCAATCGAATGCATCTGGCCCGCGCCCGCCCGCCTGCCACGGCCGGCCGATCAGCTCTTCCGCCCAGCGCATGGGATTATCGCGTCAGTCCGGGGAACCGCTTGGCGGTATAGGTCTCCGCCGGGAAGGCTTTGTTGCCGATGTCGAGCATGCGGGCCCGCCCGGTGACCCGGAACACGTCCGCCTCGACCTCGGTCAGGATGAGGGTGATCGGCGGGTCCATCTGCGGCCCCTCCAGGTCGGTCGAGAGGTAAGGCCGATAGGTGACCTCGATCTTGTCCTGGCTGGTCGCGGCCGCATCGAGGTGGCGGACGATCTCCCGGCTGACATTGTCGAGAGTGACGGCGATCTCCGGCACCGGTGCGGTATCGACCGGCGGCAGTTCGAGCTCGAAGCCCATGGCGACGAAACGCACCCAGCCGCCGCCGTCGACCGGCGCGTCCGCTTCGAGACGCGCCCAGAGGTCGACGTGGTCGCGCACGACGCGGATCGCGGTCGGCTGGCCGTCATCGTCCAGGAAGGACGGATGGCGCAGTTCGAGCGTGTGCAGGATGACGGTGTCGGAGGGCGCGGACGCGTAGGCCTCCCGGATCGCCTGCTCAAGTGCGGGATCCGGCATCGTCGTCCTCCATCAGATCGGGCTTGGGATGGGCGCGTTTGACGGCGAGCCACTTGCCGAGAAGCTCGTCCATCTCCTTGGGCAGGCCGGTGCCATTCAGGCGCAGCTGGTTGAAGGCTTTGAGGATCGTGTCGAGTTGCTCGCCGATCGGCGGGTACTCGACCTCGCGCGCCTCCCGGTAGCGCCGGTAGGGATGGCCGAAGGTCCGGATGAGCTCGGCCACCTCGGGCTCCGCCTTCGGATCGTGGACCTGCAGGTCGATGCGCGCGTCCTGGCCGTCGGGGATCGGGTGATACAAGACCGCGTAGTGCCGCCCGTCGACGAGGCAGAGATGCTCCCAGGTATTGGGATCCTCGGGCATGTCCGGGGGCTGGAAGAAGCCGCCGGCCTCTTCCGTATAAGAGATGAACATTTTCATGGGTCAGGTCCCGAGCTTGGCGTTGATCTCGATGGGCCAGTGCGGGTTCCGCTGCGAGTAGCCGCCGTTCCAATAGACGTTGTAGGTCACATACCAGGTGCCGGCGCCCCAGCAGGTGCCGTCCTCGCCGAGCCAGAGATTGGCGCCGTTGTCCGAGCCGATGGAGTGTGCATCGACGTCGATCACCTTCGCGGCCAGACCCGGCGCATTCCACCAGTAGGAGTTCGCCGCGAACAGGGCGCCGCCGCGCTGGCCGTTGTTGTTGCGCCCGCCGCACAGCGTGGTGCCGTCGTCGAAGAGCGCGATCAGGTGCGTGGTCGAGCCGCGGCCAGCCAGGTCGATCTTGAGAAGTTCGCCCGGCGTGATCCCGGTACCGAGGGTGAGGTCGATCTCGTAGACGCCAGCATAGGTGCCAGCCGAACGGTTGTCGGAGAGCTGGCCATAGCCCGAGTAGCCGCCGCCGAAGAGGCGGTTGTTCTCGGTCTTTATGTAACTGGTGCCGTAGGAGTTGCCGCCGCCCCAGACATCGACCGCCTTGCCGTAGGCCTCACCCGCCCCGAAGCCTGGAATGAACTGGGCCGCGTTGGTGCCGGCAGTCGATCCCGTCATCGCCTGGCCATAGCCGGAGTAGCCGGCGAAGGCGACGGTGCCGTCGGCGAACAGGAACAGCGCCTGGCCGTTGTCGCCGCCGCCCCAGGCGGCGATCTTGATGCAGACCTTGTCGGCGAAGAGCTGGTTGCCGCTGGTCCCGTGCTGGACCGGCCGAAAGTAGGTCTGATTGTTCCCGTAGCTGTCGCCCATGGGATAGTTGTTGTTCCGCCCGGCCGCCCAGACCTTGCCGGCGGTGTCGATGTACCAGACCGTGCCGTACTGATCGCAGGCTGCGGTCACGTAGACCGCATCGGTGACCGGGACGATGCCGCTTTCGCCGCGTGACGGGAGACCCTCGCGGTAGCACTGGTGCGGCGAATAGGTCTCCGCCGAATTGGTGGTGGCGTTGTTCGTCGCGGTCTGACCGTACCCGTTGTAGCCCCAGCCCCAGAGACGGCCGTCGTCGGTCAGCGCGTAATAGGTGATGGCGGTACTGTCCTGGCCGTTCACCGTGCCGGCGATCTGCACGATCTTGCGGCCGTCCTTGTAGATGCGCTGATCTTCCTGCGTTCCCTCGTAGGACTGCCAGCCGACCATGCGCCAGCCCGCGCGGTTCGAGGCGCCGCCGTCGCCGCACTGGCCGTGGCCGCTGTAACCGCAGGTAAACGCGACGCCGCACTTGAGCAGCACCACCTTGGTGTAGCCGGGGATGGCGCCGACGATATGGAAGGCGTCGCGCTCCTTCCAGTGATGACGGGTGTCGTAGCCGCCGTAGTTGGCCGGCCAGGCGTCGGGTTCCATGCGCCCCTCGGCGATCGCCCGAATCCAGTTCGACTGCACCCCGAGCCACTGGATCGGATCGGACAGGATATAGCCGTGCTGGACGTAGCCGCCGCCGTTGCCATCGCCGAGATCGGAGTACTGGTTCGAGCCAGACATCGCGACCTTGGTGTGATCGACGATCAGGAGGCCCTGGCTGTTCTCCTGCGTGATCGAGGGGCCCGTCACCACCTCGTGGCTGAACGGCCTGGGCGTGCGGGTGTTGTGGCGGAACACATGCGGGTTGAGCGCCCGCTGGCCCTTGCTGTTGGCGATGGGACCGGGAAAGAGCGTCACCCGGTGGTGACCGCCCCCGCTGCGCCCGATGGTGATCGACCCGCCGCCGGCCTTGCGCTCCGCCCGCGGCAGGTCGGCCGTGATCGTGGAATTGCTCATCAGTAGTCGCCGCCGAAGAAGCCGATATGGACGTTGCCGGTGGTGACCGCATTGGCGTTGGCCGGGATCCGGGCCGCGAGCGGGTCTTTGAGGAGCAGCCAGCGGTCGCCCGTGAGGTCGAGCCACGGCATCTGCTCGAGGTCGAGCCCGGCGACCGACGCGTTACCGTCGAACCCGGCGCGGGCCGGGACCTCCATCGACCAGAGGGGGCGCCAGCGGTAGGCGTCGATGGTGACGCCGAGCTGCTGCGTGATGGCGTTCCCGGGCGTGTTCTCCAGATTGAGCACATCGAAGGTGCCGGATCCGGGCGTCTGCTCGCCCGTCCCGGTCATGCGGTAATCGCCCCGATTGACCGTGGCGACGTTCCAGAGGGTCAGCACTTGCAGGTTCTCAGAGATCGGCCAGGACTGATCGTCCGTCCGGGTCACGGTGAAAGGATCCGTGGCCGGCGTGGCGCCGGGGACGATGTTCACCTCGACGCCGGAGAACACGATGTCGAAGGTGCCGAACTCCACGAGAGCCGCGGCATCGCCGTCGTTGCCGAGAACGATCGCATGCAGCCGCGTGCCATTGGCGCCGGGCGTGAAGACGGTCTGGGCCGCGTTGCCCATGTCGGCGCGCAGAACCGCGCCATCCTGGCGGTAGGCCGCCACGAAGATCGGCTGATTGGCCATTTCGGTCCTCGTTCAGGTCAGATGAAGCTGCGCGCCAGCGCCACCAAGGCGCCGGCATGAACTTGCGGGGCCAGATCCAGAGACAGCCGTTCGTCGCCGCCGGGATCGACGACGGCAGCGCTCAGCCCGAGCCCCGCCTCGAGCTTCGCGTCCAGCCGGCCCGGCGCGCCGTCGGTGGCGCTCACGGCGACGGTCCCGACGGCCCCCAGCGCGTCGTCGCGGGCATCCAGCGCCTCGTCGCGGGCGAGCTCGGCCGCCGTCCGCGCGGTCTCGGCCGCGTCGACCGCCTGCGTGATGTCGGTCATGTGCGCGTCGACGCTCGCTTCCACGTCGACGATGACCTTGGCGACGCTCTTGACCGGACCGTTCTCGGTGGTGACCGTCGTCTGCGCGTCGCCATGCACGATCTCGTGCAAGAGCAGGCTGTCGGCGTGCGCGCGGTCGGCTGCCGCGCGCAGATCGGCTTCGATGGTCATGGATGTTTCCGGTTACCAGGCGTGCGCGCCGGGCAGAGTCGTGTGGATCAGCGTGTGCAGGGCGTCGACACTGCCGAGCAGCCCCTGCAGGTCCTCTTCCAGCAGGATCGCCATGGCGCCTTCGCTGAGCGTCGGGCGCTCGCGGATTTCCAGCTCGCTCCGCACCTCCCACAGGATCCCCGCGACGATCCGGGCTTCGAACTGGCGGGTGAAGCGCGCTTCCTGCGGCAACAGGCCGAGACCGCCCTTGAGGTCGATCTCGAACCACTCGCCGCCTTCCTTCGCGGTCCAGCGGTACCAGGCCTCGAACAGGGCGAACTGCTCACGCCGCAGCACCCAGCGCACGGTGATGCGGCTCGGCACCTGCGTGTAGCGGCGGCGTTGCCGCGCCGGCCCCGCCTCCATCTCCGTCCGCAGGATGGCCTCGCCCGGCCGAATGCCATAGCCGTCGACGGTCGGCAGGGGCAGTCGGTCCGGCCAGCGGTTCGTCATTCACCATCCGGGCCTGAAGCCCGCCCCCGTCAACGGTAGCTGCCGGCCGCCGGGTTGAGGCCATAGCGGCGCTCCAGCGTCGGCGCGATGCCCTCGCCGCGCCCCACGTTCCGGGCAATGCGGCCCTCGACCTGCTCGATCATGATGTCGAGGGTGAGATTGCCGTTGCCGTCCCGGCGCCAATCGGCATTGGCTTCCGTGCCCGGCGCCGCGTTGCGGACGTTCACCGCCACATTGACCACCGGGCGCTCGCCGGAGGCCGGCGCCAGCGCCCGCATCTGTTCGGGCGTGAACACGCCCTCGCCGCGGCGGGCGATGATGGGCACCTCGCCGCCAAGAGGCGAGGACGGGCGCAGCCCGGACAGGGAACCTACAATTCCGCCGCCATGGAACCGCGGCGCCCGATCGAAGGCGGCGGCCGGGATCATGCGGCGCGGCAGCGCATCGGCGCCGATGACGCCGCCGCCATGGGCGACCATGACGGGGCCCGGTGCGGGGAAGTCCCCGACCGGCCCCGTGGTCCCGCTTCCCCCGAACAAGCCGCCGAAGATGGCGCCGCCGAGATCGGCGAAGATGCTCTCGAACAGCCCGCCCAGGGGCTTGATCACCGCCATGCGCCAGGCGGCGCGCAGCGCCTCCTCGGCGATGCTGTTGAAAAGATCGGCCGCCGACAGCTTCCCCGTCATGGCCCATTCGACGAAGGCGTCCTCGCTCGCCTGCAACGCCCGGGTCGTTGCCTGCTCGAACTGGCGAGCGGCATCGCCCGCCTCGTCGAGATAGTCGCGGATGGCCCGCTGGACGCCGGCCGACCAGTCGCGGCTGGCGCGCAGCATCCGGTCGTAGGCCTCTTCGCTCGCAGCCGTGAACGTCTCTTGGGCAATGGCGCCCGCCTCGAGCAGTTCATTGAGCTCGCGGATCTCGTCGGCATAGGCCTGCTGGGCCGTCCGCAGGCTGCGGGTCAGCGATTCGCCTTTCTCCCGGAGCTTGCGCGCCTCCTCCTCGGCCTTGTTGCGGGCCTCGATCGCCTGGCGTTCGTCGAACAGCGCCCCCGCCAGCTCGCGCACCCGCGCGCGCTCCGCCGCCGTCGCCTC